GCACGTTACAGCACCGGCAACGCTGGCCGTCTCTGGCGTGGGTCTGGGATGAACTGGACGAATTGCGCCGCTGGCAGGATGAAGCGATTGACGCTGAGGACTATGCCGCGCTTGAGAAGGAGCGAGATGACCTTCAGGCCGCCGCAGAGCAGCGTGACGTGCTGTCAACGGCTGTCCGGCTCCTGCTAGAGCCTGAGCCGGACATGGAGCGTGTGCAGGCCGTTCTGATGGGGGGCTGGTCATGATGCCCGCACCGAAATTTCCCGCCTATCAATGCAAACTCTGAAACCAAGGTGAAAAATGCTAATATTTGAAACATGGCCGATAGAGCGCTGCATCGGCTACGCCCGGAACCCGCGCAAGAATGATCATGCCGTTGATAAGGTGGCGTCTGCGATCCGTGAGTTTGGGTTTCGCGTGCCAATCGTCGCCAAGTCGGACGGCACGGTGGTGGACGGGCATCTGAGGCTCAAGGCCGCCGCCAAGCTGGGCCTGACCGAAGTTCCTGTGATCCTGGCCGACGACCTGACCGAAACGCAGATCAAGGCGTTCCGCCTGAGCGTCAACAAGGTTTCAGAATTTGCCGAATGGGATGTTGATCTGCTGAAGCTGGAATTTGAGGATCTGGACGCAGCGGGCTTTGACCTGACGCTGACCGGGTTTGACTTGGGCGAGATTGCCGCGCTTGACATGCTGGCCGAGGCGGGCAATCTGCCGGGCGAGGGCGACAATCCATCAACTATAAGCCTTGCGGATAAGTTCGGCATTGCCCCGTTTAGCGTCCTGAACGCCCGCGAGGGCTGGTGGCAAAACCGCAAGCGGGCGTGGCTGGCGTTGGGGATTAAGTCGGAGATAGGTCGCGAAGGGCTTGCGCCGACAAGCGTTCCTAAAGATTTACCGGAAGGCCATTACCTTGCAGGGCGCGGCAACAATGAGGGTGGGTCGATCTTTGACCCCGTTCTATGCGAGTTGGCCTATAGTTGGTTCAGCCCGCCGGGCGGCACGGTCCTTGATCCGTTCGCGGGCGGATCGGTTCGCGGGATTGTGGCGTCGCGCCTTGGGCGGCAATACATCGGCGTGGAGTTGCGCGAGGAACAAGTGCAGGCTAACCGGACGCAGGGCGATGATCTGTGCCCCGATCTGCCGCCGGTCTGGATCACTGGCGACAGCCGCAATATTGACAGGCTATGTGCCGATGTAGAGGCCGACTTTGTTTTTAGTTGCCCGCCGTACGCCGATCTTGAGGTTTACAGCGATGACCCTAAAGACCTGTCCACGCTGAAATATGATCAATTTCGCCCGGCATATTTCGAGATCATCGCCAAGGCTTGCGGTCGGCTGAAGCAAGATCGTTTCGCCTGCTTTGTCGTCGGTGACGTGCGCGACAAGAAGGGCAATTATTACAACTTCGTCGGTGATACCATCGAGGCGTTCCGCGCGGCTGGGCTGCACTACTACAACGAGGCGATTCTTGTCACTTCGGTTGGTTCTTTGCCGATCCGGGTAGGGCGGCAATTTGCATCAGGCCGCAAGCTGGGCAAGACGCACCAAAACGTGCTTGTGTTCGTCAAGGGTGACGGAGCCAAAGCGACAAAGGCTTGCGGGGTTGTAGAGGTTCACATTCCTGAGCCTGAAACAGAAAACAGCGATCTGGGCGAAGAATTGTGACCCCGCCGATCGTCACGGTACACAGCGGGATCCACGTCGTCAGGGATGATCTATACCCTGGCGGCACCAAGGCCCGCTTTCTGCCCGCGCTGTTCGATAATGCCGACGAGGTTGTTTACGCATCTCCATGCGAGGGAGGCGCACAGACAGCCCTAGCGCACACCGCAGCGGCGCTAGGCAAGCGGGCAACAATCTTTGTGGCAAAGCGGGCTGAACCGCACGCAAGGGCGCTGGAGGCCAAGCGCGTCGGCGCAAAGGTCATGCAGGTATCGCCGGGCTATCTGACGGTGGTGCAGGCGCGGGCGCGCGAGTATTGCGCAAGGACGGGCGCAAGGCTGGCCCCGTTCGGCGTCAACATGCCCGAGGCGATTGAAAAGATCGCAGAGGCCGCGCGCATGACCGGCTTGCAACCGGACGAAGTTTGGTGCGCCAGCGGTTCAGGCGTTCTGGCACGGGCATTGGCAAAGGCTTGGCCCGATGCGCGGCGCCACGTTGTAGAGGTGGGGCGCACGTTGTCATCTGCGGAGGTCCTAGGGGCGACGATCCACAAGGCGGGGATACCGTTCTCCAGGGCGCTCAAAGACCTGCCGCCGTTCCCAAGCGATCCGCATTACGACGCGAAGGCGTGGAAAATGTGCAAAGCCCGACACGGCGCCGGGCTTGTGCTGTTCTGGAATGTGACGGGGCCAGCTAGGGGTTAGGCGTTGCAGATGTGGGCGCTATTGCCCAGATCGTTGATTGCGTAAATCATCGTGCGGTTGTCGCCGTATGTCGCGCCGTATGCTTTGGCGTCGTCCATCGTTGCGCAATCCTTGCGGGTGCGTTGCTGGCCCCGGCCCCGTACGGCGACAAAGTGCGTGGCGGTTGCGAGGCAGAATGTTTCATGTGGGTTTGTCATGTCGGTGGCTCCTTGCCGGTGTTTGGGTTCAGCGCAATTCAAACAGCTTGCCCGTGCGAAGGGCGTCAAGCTGAGCCTCAACCGCGTCCATCGTGGCGCGGACCTTGGGGTCCATCTTGGTGATGTCCAAGCGCATGACCTCTTTTTGAAAGTTGAAGATCATATTGTTCAGGGCGGTGTATTGCTCTTGCATGTCGGTGGCTCCTTGCCGGTGTTTCGTTACATCTTTATTACCCGCTATTGTCTACCCTGTCAAGCACCTTGTCATCTATAATTACCCGCGCTATATTTACCGTATGGAAATGCCCAAAGACCCCCGTGGACGCAAACAGCACGCGCCAAGCGATGCACAGCGCCAGCTTGTGCAGCTTCACGCAACGATGGGCACACCCCAAGACATGATCGCCCGCGTGCTGAACATCGACCCCAAGACCTTGCGGCTGCATTACCGCGATGAACTGGACCTTTCGACGGTCAACGCAAACGCGACAATCGGCGGAAAGTTGTTCAACAAAGCCAAAGGCGGCGATACGGCGTCAATGATCTTCTGGCTGAAGACGCGCGCCGGGTGGCGTGAAAAGTCTGACGTGAACCTGATCAGCGAAGATCGGAGCATGTCACCCAAGGCCGCGCTGGACCTGTCCCGCCTGTCACCTGAAGCACTGGCGGAAATTGTGGCGCTTGGCGATGCACCTGACACCGCTTGACATCATTGCCGCCGAGAAAGAACTGTGCCGCCGATCACTGGCGTACTTCGCACAGCGCGCCTGGCACGTCCTAGAGCCGTCCACGCCGCTCAAGTGGGGCTGGGCGCTGGACGCTATCTGCGCGCACCTGGAAGCCGTTACGCGTGGCGACATCAACCGCCTGCTTATGAACGTCCCGCCCGGCACCATGAAGTCGCTGTTGACCGGCGTGATCTGGTGCGCTTGGGAGTTTGGCCCCAAAGAATTGCCGCACATGCGGTTCCTTGGCACGGCGCACAAGCAAGACCTAGCCGTCCGGGATGCAATGAAATGTCGCCGCCTGATACAATCGGAGTGGTATCAAAAGCGATGGCCGATGAATTTAATGGCTGACAACAACGCCAAGCTGCGTTTTGAAAACGACAAGACCGGATTCCGGGAAGCCATGGCATTTGAAGGAATGACCGGATCACGTGGCGATAGGGTTCTGATCGACGATCCGCACAGCGTTACGGACGCCAACAGCGTCCAGAAACTTGCCACAGGCGTTGCGACATTCCGGGAAGCCCTGCCGTCCCGTGTCAACAATGAAGATTCCGCAATTGTGATCATCATGCAGCGATTGCATGAGTCTGACGTTTCATCCGTGGCGATTGATCTGGGCTACACCCACCTGTGCCTGCCAATGCGGTTTGAAGCCGACCGCCGCTGTTCCACGCCGTTCTACACCGACCCGCGCACAATCGAGGGCGAACTGTTGTTCCCTGATCGGTTTCCCGAGGAGCAAGTGGCGGATCTTGAAAAGACCATGGGCATATACGCCAGCGCCGGGCAGCTTCAACAGCGCCCCGCCCCGCGCGGCGGCGGCATGTTCAAGCGGTCAGATTTCCGCGTCATCCATGCCGAGCCTGCGGGGTATCGGTGGGTGCGGGGTTGGGACCTGGCCGCAACTGACGATCCCGGAGCGGCCCGGACCGCTG